TACCGTTGAGTCGAGTTTCCCCGCCCGCCGGCATACGCTCCTGGAGTACGCCCCTCTCGCCAGGAGACCGCCATGAGCGAAGACACTCAGCTCGATTCCGCGCCCGAACAGTCCGTCGACTCCGATGTCTCCAGCCAATCGTCAGAGCCGGCCCAGTCGCAAGCCCAGCCAGCCGCTGCGGCGACCCAGCAAGACGTCTGGTCCTCCTTCCGCGCTCTGCCTGACTTCAAAGGGCAAGACGACCGCGCGATCGCTGGCCGACTCTACGCGTCGCTCGAACGAGAAAAAGCGGCAACAAAAGCTCTCCAGCAGTACCAGCAGCTCATCCCGTACGCCCAAGAGTACCTAGCTCACCGGCCGGAATTCGAGCAGTGGCGGCAGGCCCGGCAGGCTCCGCCGCAGCAGCCGCAGGCCCCGCAGCTGCAGGCCGCCCAGCCCCAGCAGTCCGGCTGGTGGAACCCGCCTGCGATCCGGGAGTCCTACAAGCAGTACCTCATCAAGGACGAGAACGGCCGCGAGGTCATCTCTCCGGATGCCCCGCTGGACGCCCGGCACGCCCTGTACGAGTACCAGAAGTACAAGGCGGACTTCGCCCAGAAGTTCCTCACCAACCCGGAGCAGGCTCTCGGCCCGATGGTCGAGAAGATCGCCTCCGACCGAGCCCGTGAGATCGTCGAGGGCCAGCTCCGCGAGGTCAGCGAGGCCGGGTACGTCAGCACGCTCGAGCAGCAGAACGCCGACTGGCTGTACGAGAAGGATGGCAAGACGCCAACCCGCGAAGGCCTGATGATTCAGCGCTACATCGGCATGGCGTCGCAGCGCGGTCTTGCGTCCCCGCAGGAGCGCTGGGAGTTCGCCTGCGACATGGTAGAGCGCGACCTTCTGCGCGAAGCCATCGAGCAGCGCGAGGCGCGAGCTGCGGCTCCGGTGTTCGCTCCGCCGGCGCCTGCGCAGTCTCCGCAACAGCCAGTGCCGCAAAACCAGGCTGAGCGGGACATAGAATATCTACGACGGGAGGCGAGCAGGAACCCGAGCCGTTCGGGACCTCCTACTGACCCGCGCATCCCGAAGGGACCCATGACCTTCGAGCAACGTCTTCGGGCGCAGATGGCCCGAGACGGAATCGAGTGAAAGGTAAACCATGCCGTCGAGCACTGACTGGGCGAGGACAATCGGTACGACTCTGGTCACGCACCTCAAGGAAGAGGAACTGACCACCTTCCGCAAGTTCAAGGTCTTCGCCGCGCTCGAGGGGAACGGCAAGGTCGCCATGAATCAGGGCGGTCGGGGCTTCGACTGGCAGGTCCGCTATCGGAACCAGCCCGTCACCTCGAACAACGGCGAGTCGCCCCGCGTCTTCGCCCGCCACAACCTGTGGCAGCGCGCGTACCTCCCCTATCGGGGGTACACCGTGACGGACATGGTGACCAAGCGGGAGATGCTGGAAAATCGGGGCGCTCAGGCCCTGATCGACGTGGCCGGCAAGATGGCCAGCCGCCTCCAGGAGTCGATGCAGGAGCACCTGGCGAAGGAGATCTACATCGACGGCAACAAGGCCGGCAACGAGAACCGGTGGCACGGCCTCGAGTCGATCTTCGGCGTCGCCCAGACCTCCAGCGCCAACGACACGGTCAACGTGACCGATGGCACGCGGCGCACCGGCGGCAACGCTGCTGACCCGTTCCTCTGGCCGAGCGACGAGTATGCCGGCCTGCGGACGGATCTCGGCTACGTGGCCGGCTCCCAGCTCGAGACGGGTTCGTGGCCGTACGTGGCGGTCGATCCGGAGTACGACTACTACTCCCCGATCATCTGCAACTACACCAGCACCTACTTCGGTGGTGCGACGGCGACCTGGAAGGATCAGTGCATCGAGGCGATGCGCGAGGCGGTCAATCACGCGAAGCGCAACGACACTCGCGAGAACCAGATCGACATGATCCTTCTCGACCGGAAGCTCTACATCCAGTTCCTCAACCGGCTGGATGCCCGCGAGCGGGCCATCGTGTCGAAGAGCAACGGTCTCCGCAGCTACGGCTTCGGCGACGTCGTGGAGCTCGACGGCATCGAGGTGTCGACGGAGTACGCGATCCCGAGCGGCGTCGGCTACGGGCTCTCCATCGGCAACATGGAGATGAAGTGCATGGAGAATCAGCTGATGGTGGCTGAGGGGCCGTACTACAACGAGGAGCTGCAGGCACACCGCTTTGCGGTCTCCACCCTCGCCAACATCAAGATGAAGAGTCCGCGCAACTTCGTGAAGTTCATGGCTCGGTAACGCTCAGGCGAACCAACAGGAAAGGACAAGATGAGCACTCTGACTGCTGATCCCGGCTTCGGTCGTGGGCAGGTTCTCGGGATTCTGTGGAAGGCCTACGACGCCGACAGCGGCGATGGCTCGCATGTCGTCGGCACGCGCAAGGTGTTCCGGGACGAGGACCCCAAGACGGGCGCCCTCAAGTCCAACCGGACCGTCGAGTGCCTGGCCGTGAAGAACACCAGCGGCTCGGCGCTGCTTCCGGGCGCGGTCGCCAAGTTCAAGGACGCGGCGATCCTGACGGAAGTGGACGGACTGGCTACCACCTCGACGCAGCTCATGGGCGTCGTGGACGAGTACCTGCCGGCTGCCGGTGTTCCTGACGGTGAGGTGTTCTGGCTCGTCGTGCGCGGCCCGTCGACCGTGACGAAGACCTCGACCAGCGTGTCGGCGGGTGCCTCCTACGGCCTGTCGGCTACCGCCGGCTCGGCTGCGGCCCAGTCGACCAACCCGCTGCTCGGCTTCGCCATCGCCACCAGCGCTACCACCTCCGGCCGGATCCTGGTGCGGACGGCCGCCGGGTTCTGACCCGGTCGCCATAGGGGCGCACGAAGATGGGCGCGCGTGGTCTGCTGCAAGGCCGCGCGCGCCCTCTTTCGTTTCTGCTGTATACTGAACCCGTGTACAGCCACAGAGGAGCCCTGCTATGGGCGGTCCAGTCGAGAAACCCTGCCGCGACTGCGGGGAGCTGTATCCCGACACGGAAGACCACTTCAAGCGCAAAAAGACCGGGCAGCTGGACACGCGCTGCCTCCAGTGCCGCCGCCAGGCGCTGCTCGGGAAGCGCAAGAAGGACCGGACCACAGCCCTCCAGGCCATCGAGCGAGGGGCGGTATCGGAGTTCACGAAGTCGGCTGCCAGAGGCGGGCAGAACATCCCCCACAGCTGCGAGGTGCTGGAGCGCCTCATGGAGTACTTCGGGGGCACCAGCGGCTTCACGTCCCTCCTGGTCAAGCAGTACTTCGACAGCCCTCCAGGAGGGTCGGCGCGGACAAAAATCCTTGAGTCGATCCTGCGCCTGGTCACCAAGAACACGGAAGCCGGAGGGGCCAAGAAGCCTCTCGGACAGTGGACGGATGCGGAGCTCGAGAGCGAGCTAGACAGCCGCCTGCAGGTTCTGGCAGTCCAGATTCAGGGGAGGATTATTGATGGGACGATCGCGCAAGAAGCCGAAGGCCCCGCCGCCCTTGCCATCGGTGTCGAGGATCGGGGGGTACGCGGTCGGCCAGCTCAAAGAGATCCAGGCAGAGCTCGCCGAAAGAAAGATCGAGGCCCTAAAGCTCTACCTGCCGACCCCGAAGCAGGCTGAGATGCACGCCTGCCGGGCGAGCGAAATCATCGTGCTCGGCGGCAATCGGTCAGGCAAGTCCCTCTCGACGTTCGTGGAGGACGCCCGCGCCGTGACTGGCGCTGATCCGCACAAGAAGTACCCCGACCGGGACGGGAATCTGGTCATCGTCGGCCGGGACTGGAAGCACATCGGCATGGTGGTCTACCCCATGCTGTTTCGTGCCGGCGCATTCAAGATCATCCGGGACGAGAAGACCGGCCAGTGGCGGGCGTTCAATCCGGAGGCCGACAAGGCGCGGGCCTCAGAGGCCAAGCCGGCGCCGCCGCTGATTCCGCCGCGCATGGTCAAGAAGATCTCCTGGCTGCTCAAGAGCGCCCGCTACATCCAGAGCGCCGAACTGACGACAGGCTGGACCATCTACTTCTTCTCCAGCGAGGGCGAGCCCCCGCAGGGCTTTCAGGCCGACAGGGTCCACATCGACGAGGACTTGTCTTCGGAGGCGTGGCTCCCGGAGATGCAGGCTCGTCTCGCTGACCGCAAGGGCCGCCTGTGCTGGTCTGCCATGCCGCACAGCAAGAACGACTCGCTTGCTGGCCTGGCGGAGCGCGCCGATGCCGCCGAGCAGGCCGGGACCGAGAGCCCGGACATCGTGAAGTTCGTGCTGCGGTTCCTGGACAACCCGCACATCGACCCGGACGAGAAGCGCAAGAACCTGGAGCGGTGGGCGGCGCTGGGCGAGGACGTGCTGCGGATGCGCAGTGAGGGCGAGTTCGTCACGGACTCCATCCTCTGCTACCCCACGTTCACCATGACGGTGCACGGCTACGACCGGTCCAACCTGCCGCAGAACGTGATCCCAAACGACTGGACCCGCTACGCAGCCATCGACCCGGGACACGCTGTCACGTCCGTGCTTTTCGGGGCCGTACCGCCGGACGAGTCGATGCTGCTGATCTACGACCAGCTGTATATCCGGCAGTGCAACGCCGTGATCTTCGGGGAGAAGTTCGCCGAGAAGACGCGCGGCCAGTCTTTCCACGCCTTCATCATCGACATGCACGGCGGTCGCATCCGGGAAATCGGCTCAGGCCGCCTCCCGGTCGAGCTGTACACCGAGCAGCTGCGCCAGCGGAACGTCTCCAGCCAGGTCACAGGCTCGAGCTTCCTGGCCGGCTGCGACGACGTGCAGGCCCGCATGGCGGCCACGCAGAACTACCTGCACATCCGCCCGGAAGGCACTCCGGCGCTACGGATCCTGCGCGGCGCCGTCCCTGACCTGGAGCGCGAGATCAAGCGCTACAAGAAGAAAACCAACTACCTGGCCGGGACCTACATCGTCACCGACCAGCCCAACACGCGCGGCGAAGTGCACGCCTGCCAGTGCCTCGAATACCTCTGCGCATACCGGCCGAGATACCACAAGCCAAAGGTCGAGTTACCAGAAGAGCCCTGGTACGTTGAGTGGGCGCGCCGCAGAAAAAAGCGCATGGGCGGCGACGGCTTCGTGTATCTCGGCCCCTCTACAGGACTGACAAATGACTCCTGATTTCACGCCCCCTGCGATCCGTCTCGGCGACATGGTGTTCTGGTACCACGACCCGCTCACGATGCAGGACCCGTGCATCGGCTGGGTGTGCCAGCGGCCCGGCGCCGTGACCGTCTCCCTGCTCGTCTTCGCTCCCGGCGTCGGCTTCGTCGAGAAGCCCAGCGTGCGCCACAAGGACGATCCTGGCCTGACGGAGAACCCGTCGTGGCGGTCGTGGGGCTGCTGGGACTTCAGCCCGGCGCACAAGGACCTGCAGCGGGCGCAGGGGCTGGCGACGAGCCTGGCCATCAACCACGAGAAGGAAGCGCGGAAGGTCGTAGCCAATGGCGCAAAATGACACAGGCGAGGATGTCCTCAAGGGCATCGCCGCCAGCTGGCTGAAGAAGGTCGAGCTGGGCCTCAAGCACAAGCGTCCGTTTTCGGACGATGCTCGCGAGGCTATGGACTTCTTCGACGGCCCGCACAACTGGTTCTGGAAGAACGAGTACGCCCGCCACGAGGCTGGCTACAACCGTTCCATCACGCCGCCCGGATTCCGGATGCAGATCAACCGGGTTTTCGAGGCCGTCAAGCTGTTCGCCAGCGTGATCTACCACCGGAACCCGAACCGCCAGGTCAACCCAAAGAAGTTCCCGGAGATCCCGCCGGACGCTCTCGGCCTGGACCCCAACAATCCGGAGGTCGTGCAGCAGTACCAGATGGCGCTGCAGGACACCGTGATGCGCAACGGCATCCGGGATGTCGTGTCTCGCCTGATGTCGGCGTACCTGAACTACACGCCCAACGAGCTGGACCTCAAGACGCACAGCCGGCGCGTCGTGGACGAGGCGATCATCAAGGGCGCCGGGTGCTGGTGGACGGAGATGGTGACGGATCCCGGCTCCCAGTCGCGCGCCGTCGGCAGCTTCGCGGACTCCGTCGACAACCTCGTGCTGGACCCGGATGCCACCGAGATCGAAGACATCATGTGGTGCGCTAAGCGGTTCATCCAACCCATCGACGTTGTCGCCAAGCAGTACGGCATCGACGTCGAGAAGCGGCGC